CATTAGCACTGTATGCTAATGTGTTATAGTTTGCACTTTCTAAATAACAACCGTATACTTCAAAAGTTTCTAACACAGTCGGTTCAAAGTTACCGTTACCACCGTCTAGTACTTCGATCCTAGTTACGAACTTATAATCAATTCCGCTTGCAGCACTTGATTGCTCCATAAAGTCGAATTGCTTCTGTAGTTGTTCGCCGACTAATTTTTGAACAGCACCTGTTGCATCGTCTCTTAAGTTCAATGTAATAGCTTCCCAAGTATGTTTACCTGCTAGGTATACTCTTGAGTTGTAAACGTCAATCGTCATAGTTTCGAAGCTAACGTTTGGTCTAGTAACATCAACAACTTGTTTTGTTAACTCTGTAACTTCCCCTGCACTTACACCAAAGTTCTCCAAGCTCACTCTAAAGCGATATTGAAGTTTTGGCATTAACAGTCCTTGGTTGGAAGAACTGTTATCACTTGCTAGTGGAACTGTAATTTTTGATAGTGATGAAATAGCCATTTAATTTGCTCCTGTTATAATATTATTTATCATTTTTACAAGCCTGCTATCTCACCAGTATTTTTCAATCTCAGTGGAATGTATATAAACTCAACTGCTTTAACTGGTTCAATCGCTATATCTAAATAAAGCTCGTTTCTGTCAATTCTGCTAGGTGTATTGTTACTTTCGTCACATACAACTAAGAAGTCATAAAGTCCTCTTGAACCAACTAGCTCTAAACATAAACTTTCAGCTGCTTGTTTGACTTGATCACGTGTGATCTTATCATTTGGCTCAAAGATATATGGTTTAGCAAGTTTGTTAAGTTGACTACGTAAGAATATTACAAGTCTAGCAACGTTAATTCTATCTAAAGAACTTGCACCTCTTGCACGAGTCTTTTGACCAAAGTTAACAAGACCTGCACCTGTAATAAACGTAATTGGGTTAATACTTAAACTATAAAGTGTATCACGTTGTCCTTCGTTCAACGCTACACTTACAAATTCGCCTTCTGCATCAATGTATCCTGTTGCTGAAGCGTTAGTAATACCACCACGTCTTGTACCTGCTGGTGCAAACCAAGGATAACTAACTTGGTCACTTAATGCAAGTGTTCTTAGCATCATATGACTTGGTGGAACAACTACGTTGTTACCTGCGTTATCGCTTGAGAAGCCCCATGGATAAAATACACCTAAGTATTCATCTCTGCTTACTAGTCCTGCATCATTATCTTCAACAGCAAGGTTAACATTTGAACCCCATTCGTTTAAAGATGTTGCGTCGGATTTTAGTTTAGCTGGTGAATCACCAACAATAAATGCTGTTAAGCCTCTATCATTGTTTAGTGAAATCATTTCTCCAATTAGTTCTGGATATCCTGGAGTTGCCATTAAGTTAAACACTCTTGACTCATCATCTCTAATTTCGTCATTACTGTTAACCATTGCTTGCATTGCTTGTACAACAACTTTACGTTGTGCTTTAGCACCAAAGCTACCTGAACCGTCATCTTGGTTAGCTGATTCAGTTACCCAACGGTGTGTGTAGTAAGAACTCATTGACTCATCACCAAAACGTCCATTGTCTAATGATGTATCAACATAGTTTCTAACAAATTTCTTAACATTAAATCCTGAACGTCTTGTGTTCCATAATAGCATTCCTTTTGGATAAAGTGCTGGGTCTGGAGCATCTGCGTCTAAGAAGTTGCTTGATAATAGGTCTTTAATCTCACCTGCTGCTGCACTGTTTGATCCTGCTGTGTTATAACGAGCGTCACCAAATAGTACACCGTCTTCAGTAGTTTGATCGCCTTTATCTAGTAATACCCACTTTAATGTAGAACCGTTATATTTGTAAATTAACGGATAGTTTTCTAAGTCTGCTGTGCTGACCCAAATGTCTCCATTTTTAAGTGCTGTACCGTCTGACTGTAATGTTGGCTCAGAAGCTGAAACTTGCGGTCCATTTGGATCAGTCTTGTCACCATCAGTAGCCGCATAAAACGGACTTGTTGAATCTAAGTAACCTACCCAAGTAGTACCATTGTGAATCATAAGGTCAACTTCGTCTACAATTGAATTGTACCAAAGTGTGCCATCTGCTGTTAATGCTGTTGGAGCATCTTCGCCTGCTGTATATGCTAATACTTTCCAGTTTGAAGCAACAAAATCATTTACTGTGTCGCCTGCTGGAGCAGCATATAAATTAGGTGTTCCTGAATTTGCATCTACATAAGCTGAATATCCAATAAGTGCTAATGCACCTCCTGTATCAGTAATACGGAAGTCTCCACCTAATGTGTGTTTAATTGAAACTTTGTTAGCAGTGTCAACAGTTGCAACAATGTTAGTAAATCCTGCACTGTTAATAGCACCTGCTAATACATCTGCGTCACTTGTAGCACCTGTTGCTGTAAATGATACAGTTTTTGCTGACTGTAATGCACCGTTATTTGCTAAAGTTTCTTGAATATCAAAAGCATAACTCTGTGCTGAAAGTTGAGCTGCTACAGCTGAACTTGTTATAACAGTTGCACCTGATGCTGCTCTTTCAAATATTTTAAAAGTTGCTAAGTTAACTGATTCTTCAGCTACGTTAGTTTGTACATACAATGAACCTGCTGCTAAGTTAGCACCGCCACCGCTTTTGTCTAGTGCGTATAATGCTGATTGGTTATTAGCATAAATTGGAGCACCAACTTGTGTCCATGTGCCAGTTCCAGTAGCATACTGTTTAACTCTAATACGAGCACCTAAATTAGGTTCAGTAGTTTTAAACCAAATACTTCCTGATGGTCTTGGAGTTGTATCAGTTGACTTATACTCTGGTACGCTTGTATGTGGAGCAGTTGTTAATGCTGGAATTGCATAAGTTCCTGCTGGAATCTTAACATCGTCTGCAAGTCCTGTTCCTTCTGCAATAATAATAGTTGCTGTTGAAGCACCTGTATTATAAAGCTCTAATTGGCTATCTACTACTGCCGCTGTAACGCCTGCAATTGATAAACCGTTAATATCGTTTACTACATCTGTTAACGCTGTTCCGCTTGATGTAACAGTAACACTGTTAATTGTCATTGTTACGCCTGAAGCAACACTAGCAACAGCTGAAGAACTTTTTACTGTAGCGTGACTGCCTTTCCAAGCTGCACTTCCAACTTGTACCCATGCACCGCTTGAATTTTTGTAAAACAACTTATTTACTGTTGTAGTTGCAACAACTACATAATCACCAATTTGGCCAACTGATGTTTTTGGATTTCCAGTTGCACTATTGCCAACTAGTTTAGTTACATCAGTGATAACAGTTGGAACTTTATTACTAAAAGTTTGTCCGCCTGTTGTAGTAGCTGAATTTGAATTCCATTCAAATATACCAAAAGTTGAAGTTTGTGTATCAAACCAACTTGTTCCGTCTGCTGGTGCAGCCGCTGGTGCTGTTGCTGATGCTTTTAATTCATTAAGGTCGATGTCTGCACGAACAACATATGCTCTGTTGCTAACACCAAGCATTGAATAAGCTGCTTGTAATCCGTACTCGTTAAGTTCTCCTGCGTGTACTGGATTGTTATTAGAATCTGTTATAAAAGTTGGGTCGCCAAAGGTTTCAGTAAGGTCGCGTTGCGAAGTAAGTAAGTATGGCTTACCTGCGTTTGCCTTAGTTGTTCCTGCTGCTGTCCCCGTGCCTGCGCCATTCAGTTTATCCTGGGCGGAAGCAACGAATATCATTGGTACGGTACCTGGTTCAGCTGGTGTGTAAAAGCTCTCGTCAATTACGCTGACCTGTACTCCTGGTGATGTTAATGCCATTTTGTTCTCCTATTAGGTATAAGTTGTTACTAGTATTTAGCATCTTAGTAAAAAAACAATGGCGAAAACACCACAAAAAAGGGACCAAAAAGGTGAGGTAAATACAAGTATGAGACCATTATGCGTTTGCGGACAAAGACCTGCCGCTATTAACTACAAAAAAGGTAATAAAACCTATTATCGAAAACGATGTGAACGATGTTTAAGGACAGGCGGAAAGAGTATCGGAGTTCCTAAATGGAGACAGTCGGGTTACGTTAAAAAAGATAAATGCGAAAAATGTGGCTTTCAGAGCAAACATCACGAACAGTTTAATGTGTTTCATGTAGACGGAGATTTAAATAATTGCCGGCCTACTAACTTAAAAACTATCTGTGCTAATTGTCAACGAACTCTACAAAAAGAAGGAGTTAAGTGGAAGCAAGGTGATCTAATCCCCGATTTTTAAATATAGTTTTAATCAGTACATCTACATTTTTTTCTAAACGCTCAAGGTCACCGTTATTGTCAATAGTATAATCACACATCCATTGTTCAATGCTCATAGACTTATAACTTTCTAAAGGCAAATGATCTGCTCTGTCTACCCAAATAGCATAGTCAAATATTTCTTCATTTTGCATTGCAAAGAATTCACGTTTATTTCTTAGTCCACAGTATATACTATTTTCAGCAAATAGATTACGACCTAATCGTGCTAGGTCTTTACTACAATAATCGTGAATCATGTCGTACCATTCTGCTCTATGGTTATGTCTATCTACATAACATTCTTCCTCATTGGCATAACCGTATTTGTCTTTTAGATCATTGAATATAAAAAGTTCAGAACAAAATTTTGATGATGACTGAAATGAATAGTTGTACTTTTCTAACATTTCGCAAACAGTATCTTTGCCGTGTCGGCCGTGCCCTACTACGAGGAGTTTTGGTAACATAAAGTATAATCCTTTTTAATTAAATTAATTATACTGTATTTTATGCTACTTGTCAATAGTTTTATTTAAAAATTGATTATAGGTCTCTTCAAAACCTACTTCGTGTGTGTAGCCTTCGTTATTATTCCATAACCGTTTGAAGTATCCTTCATAGCAGGCATAAATTGTTTTCATGTCATTTGGAAGATGGCCTTTAACCATATAAAAAAGCCTGCAGGCTTCTTTTTGGGACGGCTTAGCCAATAGTGAAACCATAGCCGACACCACCACCGACTTGTAATGATACGTCGTTCTGTAGTTTTTCAAGTTCGGCTTGTGCTTCTGCTTTTAGTGTTTCACCGTTAAGTGCTGAACCACCTTGTGGACCTGCTATAGTAGCAAACTTACTACGTGCTTCGCCGAGCATGTATTTGCAACTTGCAAGTGTATAATCTTTAATCCATTGGATTGCTAGATAGTCTTTAAGTAGTTCTGAATCTGGACGATAGTTGTAACAATACATCATTACTTCTTCGTCTGCTCTTGGTCTTTGGAGAATAGTTAGTTTCTTTGTAGTACTGTTCCATTTAAATTCAATGAAAGAACCAAACATACGACCAACTAACTCTTGGTATTGACTAAACAAATCATAAGTTGCTAATCCGCCCATGTTAGAACTAGATAGTAAGTATGTGTTAGTATATGCCATGTTAAACGGTTCAAACAATGTTCCGCCGTCACCGCCACCTGAACGAGAACCTATGCTTCTACGGAATAATTTTCTTACTTCCATAATCTCATTGGCTAACGTATATTCATTCTGATCAGGTATTAATTCTAAGAAGATATAAGATTCTTCTACAGCATTATCTGATCTTTGACGATATGTTGTTAATGCTTTGGTTAACGCTGTTTCATAATGAACAGGGTCAAGTTCAACATCGACCATACCACCACCTAACATACTGTGAACATAGTCGAAAATTTCTTGTTTTTGTGTTGCTAAGTCTGTCATATAATTGTTTCTCCAATAGTATTTATCGTATGGCGGCACATAACGATAAATATGTTTATGCCAAGATTAAGTTTATACAAACCCGAAAAAGGTGCAGACTACAAGTTTTTAGATAAACAGATCCTCGAAATGTTTACAGTTGGAGGAACTGACTTATTTGTTCATAAGTATATCGGCCCTAAAAATACATCAGAAGAGGATGCAACAGCAGATCAACCTCATTACGATGTTGTTAAAGAAACCAACATACAAGATATGTTGTTTATGGAAAATAGGGATCGCAAGTATGACGACGATATCTATACTATTAGAGGTATTTACAATGTACAAGACATTGACTTTGATTTAAGCCAATTTGGGCTATTCTTAAGTAATGATACATTGTTTATGACAGTACACATTAATAGTAGTGTAGAAACAATTGGCAGAAAGTTAATGCCGGGTGATGTAATAGAATTACCACACCTTAAAGATGAATATGCTCTTAACGATTATACTGTAGCACTTAAACGTTTCTATGTTATTGAAGATATTAACAGAGCCGCTGAAGGATTTTCACCTACTTGGTATCCACATCTTTATAGATTAAAGTTAAAGCAAATATACGATTCACAAGAATACAAAGATATATTAGATCTACCAGCAGACGAAC